CCCAGGATGTGACTTTTTTGTTGGTTTTCATTTACATAAGCAGTTTTACTAAATGTTCTTGCAGCGGTATATGTATATCGTTCCATGTCATAATCCATGTTTGTTTGATGAATAGCTAACATTGGTAATCTAATACGATCTACAACAAGAGTGTTATCTTTTCTTACATTATCTTGAAGAATTGCAGCTACCGCTCTTTCTTGAGAGGCAGGTATTATAGGAACAGGATGTTCTTTTCCATCTTCATCTAAAACAATAACACCACGAAATAAATCCATGACAGCTTCATCACAACCACGAATGGCTTTAGCGTAACGATAAATTGTATGTTGTGCTGGTGGATTATTAGTTATTTGACCAGTCATCATCGGATCGGTATTTGCTTGATAACCAATCCCAGTTTTTTCTCCAAAATCTTTTGCTAAAATTGCATCTACCCCTGTTGGAACTGTGTTTAATGTGGGATTTTGAGAAACGCAACCATTTTCCATAGGAGGATCTTGGTTTAAACTGTCAAC